GGAAGCAACGGCACGGCTAATACTGGCGGTGGCGGTGGTGGTGGAGGAATTTCGTCAAACGGCGGTTCAGGCGGTTCAGGTGTTGTAGTTATTTCTTATGTTGGCGCACAACGTGGAACTGGCGGCACGATAACTACTTCTGGTGGTTACACAATCCACACTTTTACAACATCTGGTACTTATACTGCATAAGGATAATCATGGCACATTATGCAAAAGTTTTAGATGGCAAAGTTGTTAATGTCATTGTTGCTGAACCTGAATTCTTTACTACATTTGTAGATTCATCTCCCGGTACTTGGATTCAAACTTCATACAATACCCGTGGCGGTGTTCATTACGGTGAGAATGGTCAACCTGATGGTGGTGTTGCTTTACGTGGTAACTACGCAGGACTTGGCTATATTTACGACGCAGTACATGATGTGTTTTATGCACCGCAGCCATACCAAAGTTGGACTTTAAATAATACAACTTGGCAGTGGGAGGCACCTGTTCCGTATCCTGCCGATGGCAAAGACTATAAATGGGACGAAGCTACTAAAACTTGGGTAGCTGCATAAAATGTCAAACGATAACATAGACCTCTACGAGTATGGGAAACTGGTGGCTACCGTCGAAGCACTTGAAAAAAAGATAGACAAACTTGAGCACAACATGGAGCAGCTCCTGACGCTCGCCAACAAATCTCGTGGCGGGTTCTGGGTCGGCATAATTTTTGTATCGGCGATAAGCTCCGTGTTTGGATACTTTGCGAGTCATTTTGTAAAATGAAAGACATCATCAGCCAGATACTGACAGGGAAAGATAACCAGACCAACGACATCGCAAGGTGGTCCTGGCTGATCTCGCTCGCTGTAGTAATCGGGCTCGCTATCTATGAGGTAATGAACCATGCAGGTTTCAGCATACGAGAGTTTGCGGAGTCTGTGGGTATCATCAGTGGAGCCCATGGTGCTGCGGTGATGATGAAGAAAGATACGGAGCCACAGTAATGTTTCCGATACCGACACTCACGTGGATCAAGATAGGGATCGTGATAGCTGCGATTGTATTCGCCTACTTTAAGGGATACTCAAGCGAGCACGAAAAATTTATTAGGTTCCAGGCTGAGACGGCGGCCGTCGGAAAGGCTCAGGAGCTTGCTAACCAAAACATTGAAAGGGAGCATCAAATTGTCAACACTGGTATTAAAAATAGCTACGAGGCTCGCCTTGCTGCTGTCAACGGTGCTTATTCTGTCGGCGTGCAGCACGCCGGTACCGGTGGCGGTAACGTGCCCACCATTTCCATCGCCCCCGCCAGAGTTATTAAAATCGCCTCCGACCCAGAATTTGTTGGACGATGTGCTCAAACCACAGTCCAGCTCATAACGCTGCAAGACTGGGTTAGGCAAAACTTGGAGGTCAAATGAACGTAGCGGATAGGATAACAATGTTGTGTTGCGCAACATTATCGATGGTTATGGTAGCGACTGTGGGAGTGGTTTTGGTAGGATTGTTTGACCCTCAAGTAGATAACAACGAAATATTTAAAATGATAACACCCGCATTTAATACGATTGTAGGTGCTTTTGTTGGGACTATAGCTGGTATAAAAATAGGTAAAGATAATGCTTAATAATTGGGATAAATCATTTGAGCTTGTTATCAAAAGTGAGGGTGGTTTTACAAACGATCAAAACGATCCCGGCAACAGGATGCCGGACGGTCGCCAGGGTTGCACAATCTGGGGCTGTACGCAGAAAACTTGGGAGGCCTACGTCGGGCACCAAGTCACGCAGGACGACATGCGTAAATTGACAAAAGAGGACGTCAAACCCCTATACAAAAAAGAGTACTGGGACAAGGTCTCCGGGGACTCTTTACCGGTCGGGATAGACTACTTGCTGTTTGATTTCGGTATCAATGCCGGGCCAAAGACTAGCGTCAAAACGCTCCAGAAGGCCCTCAAGCTCTCCGATGATGGGGTCCTTGGCCCAAACACCATGCTTGCAGTAAAAACCGCCGACCCGATCGCATTGGCCAAAAAGTTTGGCTCTGAGAAGATTCACCACTATGAGAACCTGCCGACCTACCCACGCTACGGCAAGGGCTGGCTGGCTCGAGTGGCTCAGGTTGAAAAGGTTGCTATTGAGATGATTGGGGCATAAAAATCCAATTTTTTGCATTAGTAGTAATAGGCAGGGATTGATCACCCCTGGAAAATAACAACTTACCCTAGGGAAATAAAAATGGAAGGCTTCAAAAAGTTACCAAAGATGCAGTGCTTTAAGGAAGGCGGTCACATTAAGAGTGACTACGTCACCAAAAAAGAGCTCAAACTTGAGGAAAAGCGGGACGAGTCGAAAGACAAGGCCATGATCAAGAAGAGCTTCAAGCAGCACGATGAGGCCGAGCACGATAAAGAGCCGACCGAGATTAAACTCAAGCGTGGCGGTCGTGCCAAAAAAGATTGCGGTACGGTAAAAAAGTACAAGACCGGCGGCGGTGTGTATGGCGCCAAAAAGGATGAGGCCGACAAAAAAACGATAGCCGAGGAAAAAAAGATTGTACCCAAAAAAGCTGCAGCCCCATCCAAGGCGGCAGAAAAGCCTAACTTCCGTGGCAGCGATGCCGAGAAAGAGAAAAGCAAGCCATCCGACGGCGTGGACAAGACGAGAAAAGTCAAGCCAACCGGCGACAAGAAAGCCGTGGCACCCTCGGCTGCACTGACTGAGACACCCTTCCAGGCTCAGGAAGATCTTCCTGGATACGCAGACGGACGCAGCGTGGCTGAATACTTGCGTGATAAGTTTATGGGTACAACGGCACAAAATGCACAGGCACGCCGGGACATGCAAAATTTGGCACAGCAGCAGCCTGGAATGATGGGCCGTGCAGCAGCCGCAGGTAACGCAATGGATGCTGCGACTCTCGGTGCGGCGCAACCTACAAACTTGGGACGTGCAGCCACAAACGCACCTGCGCAGCCAGGGATTACCCCAGGCCGCTACAATGAGGGCGGCGACGTCCACATTCACCACCACTACCATGGTGCAAACGGTCTAAGCGATCCTTACTAAGGGGGCGGTATGCCAATAAAATCAGAGGCTCAACGCAAGGCGATGTACGCCGCAGCAGAGGGTAAGAGCAATATCGGCATCCCCAAAAAGGTGGGCAAGGAGTTTGTCAAGGCGGGGGCCGCCAGCAAAAACTTGCCCAACAAGGTGCCCAAAAAGGCATCCGGCAGGGGGCGATAGCAGATGGCCGACTACTCGGGCACTTACGACCAGACCCAGATCACGGTCGGGCAACTCATCGAGTATGCCTTCCGTGCGGCTGGTAAGACGGCCGAGGAGCAGACTCCGGAGTATATAAACGCCGCAAAGCAGGCGCTTTACTACATCCTGATGAACCTCTCCAACCGTGGCGTAAACCTATGGATGCTGAAGTCTGTGCTGCTCGGTACAGTTGCGGACCAGACGGTTTTGCCAATGGCCCCTGAGACGATCGATGTCAAGGAGGCTAACTGGCGCTACTTAGTCACGCCACAAATATCCTCGGCACTCCCGGTAGACAATATTGGCTCACCCGCTTTATTTGATGGCACACTCAACACTTTTGCAACCTCGACACTCGCCGAAAATTGGTTTGGAGCGGCTTATCAAAGCTCGCAGAGAATGTTCCAGGTTGGTTTCAACGCTTATGTACCGGGCGGTGGTACGTTTACTTACAATCTGATACTTGAAGCCAGCGACGATGGAGTAACCTGGAGCACGGCGCAGGTACTGCCATCGGTAACTTTATCGGACAAGCAGTGGTTCTACTACGCAATAGATCCTTCCCAGTCGCACTATTTTTACCGACTCCGCTCGACCACAAACACTGTCTTTTCACTGAGGCAGATTGCATTCTCCTACACACAGCAAGATATTCCACTCGCCAGATTGAATCGGGACGACTACTGGAGTCTTCCAAATAAACAGTTCACGAGCCAGAGATCACTGCAGTATTGGTTTGATCGAACGATTGATCCTGGAATGTATCTGTGGCCGATCCCGAGCAATGACTTCCAGTGCTTTCAGTTGGTTATTGAGACCAAACTGATGGATGCTGGTAACCTCTCAAACAAACTCTACGTGCCCGAGCGTTGGCTCATGGCGATACAGTCTTGGCTCAGTCACGAGATGTCGATCCAGTTGCCGGGTGTTGACTTGGCACGCATCCAGTACCTAGAGGGCCAGTACGCCAAGTGGCTGCAGCAGGCGGAGGATGAGGAGAGAGACAAGTCGCCGATATACTATCAGCCCAACATAAGTTACTACACGAGATAACATGAGCGTACCAGTCCAAACATACGACTCACTTGTGGCTGACGTGATCAACTACAGTGAGCGTGACGATGCACAATTCATTGCACAGATACCCAGCCTGATTTATTTGGCCGAGCAGGAGATTGCTGCCCAGGTCAAGACGCTGCTGCAGTTGACTGTCGTCAATACGACGCTAGTATCTGGATCTCAGGGTGCCGTACTTCAAAAGCCTGCACGGTGGAGGAAGACGGTATCTATGAGCGTCAATGGTGAGCCAATCGTAAAACGCAGCCAGGATTATGTCCGGCAGTTTCAGTACGAGGTATCCTCTGGTCAGCCTCTCTACTACGCAGATTACGACTACAATAACTGGTCCCTGGCCCCCGTACCTGATCAGGCGTACCCCGTCCAGATTACTTACTACAGCCTGATACAGCCACTGAGCTCAGACAACCAGGAGAACCTAATCACGAGAGAGGCTCCACAGGCACTCTTGTATGGGACCCTGTTACAGGCGCAGGGGTACCTGAAATCTTTGGACAAGATTGCAGTCTGGAAATCGTACTACGATACGTCGATGGCTGCCCTCAAGGCGGAGAACAACAGCCGCAACATAGACCGAAATACAACCATCCAAGAGCCATAAATGACGACATTCACATCACCGTTTACCGGCGACATTGTCGAGCCGACAGACGTAAGCTATACACCAATATCGTTCGGTTCCAACGTCACTCTGGCATGGCCCGCATACGTGCCGCCAAACTCTTCGCAGATCGCTGCTGCGAGGATTATGGAGTGCACCGCTACTGCTACCGGTTTGACAATCATACTACCCCCTGGAAGTCAGGGCTCCGTTGGTACGGATATCCTGATCCGCAACGTCGGCAGCAACTCTTTTACGGTAACTGACAGCGCCGGGTTTGAGTCTGCCACGGTTGCAGTGGGTCAGGCACGATACTTTTACCTGACATCAAACACGACCGATGCAGGTACGTGGAGCAACTTCACGTACGGTACCGGGACATCATCCGCAGATGCTGCATCCTTGGCGGGTGCCGGACTATCTGCCTTGCTGGGTAAGTTAGTCACGTCAAACGTCGTCGTTGAGGCCTTTACCAATCCCTCGCTGAATGAGACTGACCGTGGCACGACGTACGTCTGGACAGGTGGTGCGAGCCCATTCACGATGCCTACATCGGCCAACATCAATCTTGGCTGGTACCTCATGCTGCGCAACAGCGGTACTGGTGCCTTGACAGTTACGCCGCAGGGTACGTCAAAGATCAACGGCAATACGACTCAAATATTTAACCCGGGCGACTCTGCAATCATTGCGTTTGAGAAATCCACCGGTAACTTCTTTACAGTTGGCCTAACAAACCAGAATGCAGTTACGTTGACGTCCAGCACGTACGACGTGGATAGTATTGCAGGCAACTCTCTGAGCCTCGTCAGCAACGCACCGAACATTCAGACATACGTTGCACTCTCCGGTACACGTACGCAGACTCTGGTGGTCACGCTGCCTACGATTACACAGCTGTATGTGATCAACAACAACACGGGACACTCAGGCTACAACGTATCGTTCCAGGTTAGTGGCAGTTCTCAGACTCCTGTGCCATTCCCTACAAACACCGTATCGTTAATTTTGACCGACGGATTGAACGTCTACATACTTACTTCGGTGGGTGCATCGACATTTTTTGCAGCGAATGGTACGGCATCGGCTCCATCGTTTTCGTTCCTGAACGACACAGCGACCGGTTTGTATCTAAAATCAACAGCGGTCCTTGGATTGGCAGCAAACGGTACTCAGATGATTGCCGTCGACAACAGTAACCCATCATCGCCACACGTTGACGTGACGGGTCTCTTGACTGCAACCTTAATCTCTGGCGGGACGTTTTAAATGGCTGATCAGCAGCCTATGGTATACACGCTTGGTACCAATGCGGGTATCAAGCGAGACGGCACCACATTCGAGTCCCGTGAGTATAGTGATGGGCTCTGGTGTAGGTTTCAGCGTGGCATACCCAAAAAGATGGGCGGGTATCAGCAGATGTTCCGTACGCCTAGCGGTATCCCGAGGGGCATGATTGTAAACCCGTACAACGGCGTTAACTACATGTTCATCGGGAACCAGAACGGTATAAACGTCTTTACATCGAGCACCAACCTTGGCATCGGTAGCGGCCCCTACACGGCCACCATCTATACAGGCTACTCTCAGCAGACTATCGCATCAAATACTACGACCTCTATAACTATCAACAGTGGCACGACAAACCTGACGAGCCTATACCCTGCCGGGACCCAGATCGTATTCAGTCAGACTCCTGGTGCCACGGTGTATACCGTATCAACCTCGACATACTCAAGCCCCAACACGGTCGTAAACTTCAGCCCAGCCGTATCTGGATCGCCTACAACCGTATGGATAGCCAATACATCATTCTCGGCAAACTCCAACAACCTGTGGCAGTTTGACCTGCAGTACAGCCCACTGGGTGGAAATCTTCAGGTCCTGGCTCACCCGGGTCAAAATTTGGGCAACATAGATAGTGGTATTCAGACCCAGGTACTGGTCGGCAACGTGCTGCCGGGATCGAATCAGTCGTGGAGTTTTTACGGACTCGCCGATACCGGCGGACAAAACCCAACCTACAAACCAGTATCAGTCGATGGCGGCGTGTGCGTAATATATCCATTCGTGTTTGTATACGGATCGAATGGGTTTATATCTAACAACAACGTCAGCACAACATACGGTCAGCAGACCCTGTACGATTGGAACGGGCCCCTGGCAAACCAGGTCAACATGGCCTCTAGTAAAATCATCAAGGGCGTTCCAGTGCGTGGTGGTACCAATTCACCATCGGGCCTGTTCTGGGCGACTGATAGCCTGATACGTGCATCCTTTACGGCGGACGCAACACGCCCCTGGAGGTATGATATTCTTTCCAGCCAGATCTCAATCATGTCATCCAACTCAGTCGTCGAGATGGATGGCATATACTACTGGATGGGGGTCGATCGCTTTTACGCCTACAACGGTGCGGTCAAATTACTCGCAAACGACAAGAACGTCGACTGGCTATTTAACAACATCAACTACCAGCAGCGTCAAAAAGTTTGGGCGACAAAAGTCCCCCGCTACAATGAGATCTGGTTCTTCTATCCACGTGGCACCAATACCGAGTGCAGCGATGCAATTATTTACAACACCAAGGACGACCTCTGGTACGATGCGGGCAGCGCAGAGGGTGCACGCAGGTCTTGCGGATACACTACAGAACTCTTGCCGTCACCAGTGTGGTGCGGCTGGGACTACACAGCAATATTTAGCAGGGCCTATACTGTACTAGCTACTCCTACTGGCCAGACGCCCGCCACAATCAGTCAGGTATATCTGGCCGGTAATCAGACGACTACATTCTACCCGGGTGCAGAGCTCTCACTGAGCAACACAACCGGCGCAACGTCGTACGTCGTCGCATCAAGCTCTTTCATCTACAATACAAGTACCGAGTCTTTGGGCGGCGTGACGCTGGTGACGATAACCACGAGCTTCCCGATTATCGTCGCTGCGGGTAAGTTGGTGTATTTTAATAACTCCGGGTACGGCGTCTGGCAGCATGAGATTGGCACCGACAAGGTTACGGATACAACCACTGAGGCGATACCATCCTACTTCACGACCTGCGACATTAGCTGGGTCGGAGGAAACCCGTCTCAGGATGCCTCACCGGGTGTGAACCTTCGCATGCACCTGACTCGTGTAGAGCCAGACTTCGAGCAGTCGGGCAATATGAATATGTATGTACTTGGGCGCAAGTTTGCCAGGGGCGATGAGGAGATCGTCGGACCATACACGTTTGGACCCAATGATGGCAAGATAGATACACGCCTCGAGTACCGTGAGATGCGGCTCCAGTTTGAGTCCAACGAGGTCGGGGGCAACTACCAGATGGGTAGAAACCTCGTCACTGTAGAGTACGGCGACCAGAGGCCCTGATGACAATCCGGCAGAGTATTGTCATGCTGCCCCAGTTTGCCACCTGGGACGACTGGAATGGTGACCTGCTGCACTACTACGGCGAGGAGCCTATCCCCGTAGTCAAGGAGGATGACTGGCGTGAGGTGGCATTTTGTCTCATCAATTTGCCTACATTTGTCAACTTTGCAATCCCGGGGCCCGGCGAGTTTGATCACTGGCAGGAGTGGGTCCGTGAGCTGATTGTCGCCGTAAATGGACCGACAATCTAGGGCAATTTAACCACAATTTTTGCATTAGTAGATATAGATGCAATAACAACGTAAAGAAGAGCACATGGCCTGGAGTTTCATAGACGACGGAAGTGGTGGCGGGTATTACTACGATAGTGATACCGGCGCAGTGTCGACCGATCCGAGCGTCATGCAGACGGCAAATACGTCAATCACTCCGGGCAATGTCGCAGCAGCCTACCAGCAGCTTACTGGCCAGGCCCCTACACAGGACTGGATCAACCAGACCGTAAACGCCTACCAGGGTGATCCAAACGCCACAGTGGCGAACGTGTTGAGGGACACGGCGACGGCAGCATCTGCGAGCGGGACGCCCTTCTCCAACGTGGCGGGGGATCCAAATAGCTTTTCTGCTGGGGCCCAGTACTATCAGAGCCAAGGATACGTTCCAGGTGGGACGACTTATGAAGGCGTCCCGACATCTTTTATTGATCCAAGCACGGGTAAAGTTGTTGCCTCTTATGGAGTGACTCAACAGGATCAGGGAGGCACACCAACATCATACGCATCCAATCAGTTTCAGTGGAACCCGACAAGTTCTTTGCCTCAGGGGTATACAACTGCTTTAGCTATCCCACAGACTGACTACAATACGGGCCTTTTGGATGCCTTGAAGGGTGTTGGGTTTGTGGCATCCGCTCTTGGTGGTGCTGCGGGGCTGGATGCGCTAACTGCGCCGACAATGGTTGATGCGCTAGGCATGACGCCCGGAGCATTTGATACGTCTGCATTGGCTGGCGGTACAACGGCCGATATAGGCACGACTAGCGCAAATGGTATTTATAATCAGTTAGTATCAAATTTGACTAATAATCCTGGCTACGATATTAGTCAGGGTACACAAGTAGCATCGAATGCTTTACCCGGGGAAACATCTTCTGTTACATTCCCTGATCAAACAGTGCCTGTAGATACTTCAAATATGCGTATCACGCTATACGGCACTATGGATGGTGCAGTCCCAACTGCTGTTGGAGGCGCTGCAGGGACGGGTGCTGGAGTGGGATCCCTTGCCGGTAGTACTACTGCGGGTGCGGGATCGCTTGCCGGTAGTACTACTGCGGGTGCGGGATCGCTTGCAGGCGCTGCCGCAGGCGCTGCCGCAGCCACAGCAGCATCACTTGGTATGTCAACTGCGGATGCCGTAGCTAATGGTTTAATGGACTCTGCGGGTAATTTGACAGAGACTGGGGCAAACCAGTTAATGGGGCCCTATAACAGCCCTATCGATGTACCAGCACCGACAGAGACGCCTGTAATACCCTCGGAACCCGTACCTACGGCACCTACACCTACAGAGCCCACACCTACAGAGCCCACACCTACAGAACCAACACCTACAGAGCCCACACCTACAGAACCAACACCTACAGAGCCCACACCTACAGAACCAACACCTACAGAGCCTGCTCTCCCAACGACACCAACTGATACAACGACGCCAAGCACACCGAAAATACCTTCAATACCCAAAGTGCCGACGTCTACATCGACGACAACGCCCGCAGCCTCGACTACCGCTGCGGCATCCCCGTGGACAAGTAATGCACCGCCGGCCCCCGTTGCGAGCACCTTCGGTGGCGATATAGTCAAACAGTCACAGCCCTGGGAGTTTGCAAACCCGTCACAGCCATCGGCCGATTCACAACCATTGACACCATCTATGCTATCAAATTTATTCTCTCAGGAAGTATTCAACCCGGTATACGCCGCAAGTGGTGGGCAGCCCGGCATGCTTTCTGAGGAGCATGATGAGCCAACCTATGAGCATGAGCCAGAGTTTTACTCGACGGGCGGCCTCAAGCACTTATACGCCAAGGGTGGCGGAGACGGGACAAGCGACAGTGTTCCGGCCATGCTTGCTACGGGCGAATTTGTGTTGCCCGCACAAATTGTTTCCGATATAGGAAATGGGGATAATGAAGCGGGGTCTAAAGTTTTAGATAAATTTCTTGAAGTTATTAGACAACATAAGCGCTCTAATCCAGTGGATGAATTGCCTCCCGATTCATTAGGACCCCTAGAATATTTAAAAATGGCTTACAAAAAGGCAAATATATAAATGGATCGTGGGGCTAGGTATGATGCGATTCAAAATGGGTCAAAAACTTATTTTTCAGAAAAACCTTGCAAACGTGGGCATTTGTCGGAGCGGCATGCTTTAACCGGGTCCTGTATTGAATGCGTTAAAATAAATGCAAAAATACGATACCACAAAAACCCAAAACAAACTAAAATAAAAACTAAAGAAAAATACGTTAAAAATGCTGAAAAATTAAAACAAAAAAGAAAACAGTATTATCAAGAAAATATTGAAAAAGAAAGAGAATTAAAAAAATTAGCATCTAGAGAGTGGCGAAAAAATAATCCTGGAAAACGAAACGCTCTTAAGGCAAAATATAAAGCGGATAAATTACAAGCAACTCCTTCTTGGGTAGATTTAAAAGACATAGAATCTTTTTATATTGAGGCGCAAGAATTAAGTAAATTGCTGGGGGAATGGTATCACGTAGACCATATTGTTCCATTAAGAGGAAAAAATGTTTGTGGGCTACATGTTCCTGGAAACTTACAAATATTAACAGCAATAGAAAATTTGCGTAAAAGCAATACATTTGAAACGAGGGCATAATGGCCGGATTATCAGACTTAACATCGACATCGTCGACAGTAACAACCACGCTACCGTCGTGGTACGACGCTGCGCAGCAAAACCTGGCTGGGCAGGCCGTCACCGCAAACGCACCCGCACCTAATCAGACGGCGGGGCAGGCCGCAGTCAACATGTTCACCCCCGGCAACAACAACGCATTCACGACGGGTCAGGGCATCCTGAGCTCGATCGGCTCGGGTGCAGTAAACCCGTGGATGACTACGACGGATGCAAACGGCAATCCACAGGTTGTCGGCAACCCCAACACGGCCATGGGCGGCCTATTCAATGCCCAGACTGGCTACCTTAACCAGATCATGCCCAACATCACTGCGACGCCAGAGGCCGCCAACATTGGATCAGGTAACTTTGGCAGTCTGCGTGGCGAGACGGCAGTCGACAAGGCCAAGGCGGATGCACTCGCCAACCTGACTCAGCAGCAGGATACTTCGGCACTCCAGAATCAACAGACTGGAGTACAGGCGGGTACCGGTCTGGGATCAACAGGATTGCAGGAGGTAAACTCTGCACTCAACACCGGAACATTCCAGATGCAGGCTCCATCGATGGGGCTGCAGGGTCAGGCTAACGTCCTGAATGCTGTCAAGCCTGGTACGGTGGCTGCGACTGTAGGTACACCGAGCCCAATCGCTCAATTAGGTGCCCTGGGTTCGTTGGTTACTGGAGGGACAAATGGGTTAGATTCTTTACTGAAAACGCTTGGTGTAAAAAGTGGTTTGTCTGGATTGGTATCGAGCGACGGAAGCGGGACTGGTACTGGCGGCTATACAGGCAACGCTGTAACTGATGCTGCTTTAACACAGTCTAATATTGATACTGGAAATGCACTGATGAATAACCCTGGGGCGAGCACACCCACACCAAGTGACTTTTCGGTTTAAGGAATAAAACATGGCCGGATTAGATAACGTAACACCAGCGACTGATACATCGGATGAGTCGGTAAGCCTCGGCGGTAAGGGTGCAAAGGCGGTAGTCGCCAATGAGTCCGTGCTCGCCAATATGGAGCGCCTGTATCAGCAGAAGCAGGCCCAGAATCAGGGCTTCCTTGGCTCGATTATGGAGGGGTTGAAGGATGCAGCCGCATGGACATCGGGCGGCATGCAAGGCCCCGCAGAGGCATTAGCATTAAGAGCCACAGAGAAAGACAAGCAGGCGAAAGAATTATTTGACATGCAGACGCAGATCGCTGCCCAGAAGGCTGCCATCGCCAACCGTAACGCTTTCTTTGGGCAGCCTGCGCAAGGTACTCAGGCGGCGGGACAACCTGCGCAAGGTACTCAGGCGGAGGGACAGCCGGGTGCAGTAAATGGTCCCGGCATAGCACAGGCTAATCAGGCATCCGGAGGTCTTTTGGGGCTAGTCAGGGATCCTGCACTTCGCCAGGCTATTGGGGCAACATACCTGCAGGATCCAACCAAGGCCATGACGGCACTAAATGCTCACCTTGCTAAGATGGCCGAGCCTTCAGATGTCCAAAAACGAGTCGACTATTTGAGGAGTATTGGATACTCAGAAGATATGGCGAAACGTGCCGCACTGATCGATGTTATCGGATCAGGTGCTCTTGTACCGCATGATGTCCGTGGTTCTGGTGGCACGGGGCAACAGACTCCTTTTGATACGACAGGTAAATATACTGGAGCCCCTGCAGCAACTCAGCCCTTAACCGGTGCACCAGTAGCGACCCCAGTCGCTCCCCCCGCAAACACAGGGACGTACCCAATATCAAGAGGCCCCTCGGCGCAACACCCTAATGCTACGGATGTTGCATCACCAGTGGGTACCCCAGTGACTACCACGACGGGCGGCACTATTCGTTATCACCAGACAGACCCGGCAGGCTACGGCAATGCTGCCGATATTATCGACGATAATGGTAAAATTATCGGTCGAGTTGCTCACCTGGATCAGTATGCTGTACCAAATGGTACGAAGGTACAGCCGGGTACTGTTATTGGCATGACGGGTGGTTCCAAGGGAGCACCTGGAGCAGGTAACAGCACAGGCCCCCATGCACACATTGAGGGTACGGGTTTCCAGGTAGGCTCTACAAAAAATGCACCCCCAGCATCAACCGGGTTTGCACCTGGATCAAAAGAGGATCTGGAAATCAGGGCCGCTGCAGCCAAAAAACTGGCTGAGAGTACGATTGAGTCCCAAACAACTCTAGATACAGAGGCTCAGAAAAAAGAAGAGGAGAACGCACAAAAACGTCTAGATGCTTTGACGTCAAGTGCCCAGGGACACGTAGACACGGAAAACAAACTAAACACTTTTGAAAACCTAATTAAGGAAACCCCTACAGCTATCGGATTTGATGCAATGCCGGGACTGAAGGGGACCATACTGGATGTTGCTGAGAATCAAAAAATATTACCATTCGGCAAAGAGACGGTCATTAAAAACATGATAGGCGACCGGGCCTACGAAAACAGAAAACAGTTACTGTCTTTAGCCGCAGATCTTGCACTCAAGTACCGCAAGGATGTATACAAGGGTACCGGTGCAGTGTCTGATGCTGAGAGTAAATATGCTGAGAAAGCGAAGGGTCTCGGGGATGAAAACTCACCGAAAGTAAACATCGAGTATGCTCGATTGATGTCCTCCAGGAGTACGCTTGACAAACAACTGTACGACGGGTGGGATCAGTATCAAAAAGATTTAAAGGCGCAGGGCAAGGTCGCAAAGTATCGAGATTTTGAAAAATCTCAATTTGCGAAGGATGCCTACAAAGCACACGACGATCGTCTAAAATCTTTGCACCCTGAGTGGTACAAAGAAGAATCCAAGGGCGGTCAAAGAAAAACCAAGAGCGGCGTAACTTACGAGATCCACTAATGGCAAAGTTAACGATCAATGGCAGAGATGTAACGGTAGACGACAGCTTTCACAATCTGCCCGAGGAGGAGCAACACAAAACGATCGACGAGATCGCCGCCAGCATGTCGCCCGGTGCAGGTATGCCGTCGACTCAAGAGATCCAGAACTCTATACAGCTGCCTGCGGGATTGATGGGTGCCGCTGGTGCCGGTGTTGGTGTTGTTGGTGCCGGGATTGGTAAGGGTCGCCAGTTAGTAAATGCAATACAGAACATTGGCCAGCCTCCGTCCAATACTCCAAACGTGCCCGCTCCAGCCTCGCCAAGCGAAGTTGCAAGACGAGCGGCTGAACGTCTTGCACCAAATTCTCCATACATAAATGCAAGCTCTCCGTATGAGTTGCCTGGAGCCTCTAACGTAAAAAATTGGGCTGGTGGCAAGGGCACTGCCGCAAATATGACTGGACAGGATTTGAGAGGTTTCCTGGGCGGTGGCACCATGGCCGAGGAGGCACTCCTGCAGCGTCACGCCGACGAAATGGAGCGCATGAATTACCCTCAAAAAGTTGTACCGGGTTCACATTATTACGATGCTCAGGGCAACCCCAAGATGTTAATGATGGCCCCCGATGAGGTCGATCGGATAAAGGCTGAGAGGCAAGCCAAACACGAGGCTTGGCAGGCTCAAAATGAAGCAAGTCATCAAAACTGGGTTCGCCAAAATGTTGACCCAGAGACTAACAGACTCGCCAGGGCCCGTGCGCAGCGTTTGATGACTGTTAAAAATGAAGGTATTAACGATCCTTTTTTTCGCAGCGCAGCAAAAATAGGAAAATCTTTACCTTTTGCATTGGGCACTGGAGCATACAACGCCACAGACTTAGCTAACCAACTAGAGTCCGGTAACACAACTCAGGCAGCAATCAGTGGTGCCGGATTGGCAGCCTCCGCTGTTCCAAAAATGAATTTTCTGCCACGTAAATTAAAGGCTGCCGCACCATTTATCGCTGTCGGTGCGCCATTAGTCAATCGCAATATAGATCTTTTTCAGGGCCGTGCAGATGGTGGCCACATAGACGGCTACGCCGCAGGTGGCGGGCTCTACGCCAACATTCACGCTAAACAAGAGCGTATCGCTCACGGGTCTGGTGAGCACATGCGCAGGCCGGGCTCGCCGGGTGCGCCGACTGCGCACGCATTTGAGGAGTCAGCCAAGACGGCACACGTAGACGGTTACGCAGGCGGCAGGAAAGTCGTAGAGCAATTGATTGGACGTGAATCTCCAGGTCTGATGTCGTTCGCTAAAAAATTTGGGTACGATCCTAATAAGGTCGGTTTAAATTATCCTGACATTGCTAAACCAGTCTTGACAGTGGACCCAAAAACCGGGAAAGAATTTTTTCAGAAACAATTAAGCCCAGAGGCCATGGCTGTACAAAAGGCTAGGAAGGCCGCCCAGTCAGAAATTAACGCAGGCAACTACACTCCGCACTTTAATATCGCAGATCGCTTTTATGCGGACCCGTCTCGTTATAAATTGACGGGGGATACAATTACTGACGTTGTACCAAAAAAGGCTGAGACGGTTGAAAAGTATGAGGCTCTCGCTAATGCCCCAGAGAGTCTGGCCAGGTTGCGTGGAGCATTTGAGAAGGCAAAAGATCGCCCACTCGCAAAAGACTGGTACGCCATGGGTCAGCTTGAGAAGGCATTCATCGATGAGCTTGGTCCTGAGGAGGGTGCAAGACAATTTAAGAATCGATTCGCAGATGCAATGGCGGCGACAACAGGCGGGGCGGATCCAAACTCTAACCTGATGATGGCGGCGTATACAAACTTCCAAAAGCAGGCAGGCAAGCCGATACCTACAACTGCATCAGAGTTGCCGTTCCCTATCGGTGGAAGGTTTGTCAGTGGCAACATGGAGCAGGCTAACAAGGTGGCCGAGCAGGGTGGTATATCACACGTATCAAACCCAAAACGATACAACTTCTCTGCAAACTTTTTAGGCAACCGTGACCGCTCTACTCTTGATGAGCAGATGAGTCAGTTGTGGGATCCAAAGATGATGGCTCCCCCAGGCAACGCATACGGCATATACGAGAAAGCCTTAGCCAATCTGGCAAAAGAGTACAACGTGCAGCCCGCAAACTTTCAGGATATTGCCTGGGCGGGTGCCAAGGATTACCCCGGCAAGCCGATGATGCAGGAGATCAATGAGATGCTCGCAAGGACGAGCAAGATCACTGGTCAGCCGCAGGAGGAGGTCCTGAAGGGCTTCATTCGAGGTGATCGTCCTATGTACAGCATCACCGGCCTCGGTGCGCTCGGTGGGGCGGGTAGCCAGATGGTGCCCGAGTCCGATTCAAATCCGGAGGGCTACGCAGGCGGTGGGGATGTGGTAAAAAAAGCCGCACAAGAATTTGCTAATACGGTCAAGGCCTACAAACTGTTCCGGACAAACCCGAATAGGCCTGACGAGTTGTTTCCGTTGTTTGTTAACGCAAATGAGTCTGTAAGACCAGGGGAGTGGCTAGAGGCTCGTGCGGGTGAGATGGTGGGCGACAAGGTCAAGTCAAAACTTGGGCCCCTTGCGTACCGTCCAGGTTGGCACGCCGGTGATCTCCCGATTGCTACCCACATAGGTGGTAAGTCTGAGCCTGGATTAAAGGCTCCGGACTATCGCCCCGGCAATCAGGTCTGGGCCGAGGTTGAAATGCCTGCCGATGTTGACTGGCAGAAGGTCGCCATGGAGCGTGCGCAGCGCAATAAAGCGGGAGATATTATCCCACGCACGGCCCACATTACTGACCAGGTCCCCCTTGGTGGCCACTACCGCTACAAGACCAACCCAAACATGACTGGTGAGTGGCTAATTGGCGGCAACATGAAAGTCAATCGTGTCTTATCTGATGACGAAGTTAAAGCCATCAACGATGCTGCCGGTGTCGCAGACTTGCCTCGCATCGAGGGCCGAGCTATGGGTGGATTGATTGATGCTTTTGCCGGCGGCGGACATACGACACCTGCGTGGCAAAGATCTGAGGGCAAGAACCCGGAGGGTGGACTGAACGCCGCCGGGCGTGCATCATACAACCGTGAGACTGGCGGACACCTCAAGGCACCCCAGCCTGAGGGTGGGTCACGCAGGGACTCGTTCTGCGCAAGGATGGAGGGCATGAAGAAAAAAC